TGTATAACTCCTATCCCACTCTGTTATAATATATATCTTACCCTTACAGGTCTCATATGACGCTAATATCCTGTCGTCACCATTCTCTATCGCGTCATAATTCATTTGTATATCTTCCTCATGCTCCATATCTGAAAAATCAGCTGCCGCATACCTCCTCAAAGAATTTAAAACGTCCTTTGCGAATTCTGCATTTTCAGCTATGTCATCATTTATACCTCTTGTCATAACCACTCTGCCTAAATTGAACCTTGTCATTACCATCAACTCCTTTATATTTAGTGTTACAAGTGTAGGCAGCGTACGCGCGATTGCCGCCTACTAACGGTTTCTACCTGATTTTCAATCACCCGAAATCAACGTCAAACCGAAAAATCCCATATAAGAGGTTGTATCTATATTAAATTTTAATTGATACCATCTTCTAAAATAGCCTCATGCTGCCCTTTCACCCATCGGGTTTTGCCGTATTTGTACCACCCTTTGTAAGTCTTACGATTATTTACAATTACTTGAATAGTTGATGTCCTAAACTCCCCACCTCTATGCGTTTTCAGTCCTCGGCGGTTCATTTCATCAGCTATTGATTGTAGCGTCTCTTTGTTGTCGTACATTTTGAAAATATCCCTTACGGCGTCAGCTTCCTCCGGAACCACTACTAATTTTTTATCCTCCACTTTGTAACCATATGGAGCTTGCCCGCCCGAGTAACCGCCTCTTTCGGCTTTGACATTCCTACCCATTGAGGTTCTCTTAGTAATGTTCTCCCTTTCCATTTCGGCTACACATATAGTAAATGCTTCAAGCATATTTGCGAATACTCCGAACTGTCCGAAATCTTCGGATATGCTTATCAGCTGTATGTCTTTTTTCTTTAACATCATTTTGTAGTAATAATAAATGTTTATGTCTCTTGCTATTCTATCGCTCTTTGCCACTATTACACATTCCACAGGAGGATTAAACACGTCGCCGTAAATTATCTTGTCGAATACCGGTCGACTCTCTTTAGCTCCACTTACACCATCCTCAATAAACCATTCTGTTATAGTGTAATTATTTTTCTCAGCATATGTTAATATTTGTTCTTTCTGCGAATCAAGTCCAAATCTATCGTCCCCGACTTGACCGTCGGTTGACACTCTGCAATAACCTATTGCGTTTTTCATTAGTTAACCTCCCTCTATCATTTTACAATTTAATTATACTGTAAATACAGTTTATTGTCAATAGGTAATTGTAAAATATTTTAAAAAAATTGTTACATGGTGAAAATATAGTCCTTTTTATTTTTAAGAGAAATTTTGAAATGAGGTCTTTTTATATTTTTGGGTGGTAGCGGAGGTGACGTACCCCTACCCGGCGCGCGCTGCTACCCCCCGGGTACCCGAACAAACGTTCGACTCGGCGGCACTAGGTCCGGCGGCGGCTGCGGCGGCTGCGGCGGCTGCGCTTGAAGCTGCGGCGGCTGCGCTATGTAACATATGTTACAATTTACAATTAATCAAGAATAAGATATTGACATTTACAATTAATCATGTTATTGTATATATGTGGGACACGAAAAGTGTAGCCGACCGAACAAACGTTCGAATAAAAATCAAATAGGAGGAACTAAAAAATGAAAGATGAATTGATTTATTGCAGCGACTGCGGCTGCGAGATTATTGAGGGAGGAGACGAATACCGGGACCCGGACGGGAACTTAATTTGCGAGGATTGTTTTTATGATTCCTATATGTATTGCGAGCAGTGTAATGATGTAATACTACAGGATGACGCTATTCAAATAAACCGGGATTTTTATGTTTGTAAAAGCTGCGCCGACCGTTACTATTATAGGTGCGACGATTGCGGCGAGTATTTCTCGGACAGATTCATGTATATAAGAAATATGAATCTTTGTGAAAGCTGCTCTTATAGCTATTATGTTTGTAACGACTGCGGCGACTTTATTTATTCGGATGACACTTACTTTATCGACGATGAAGCGTATTGTGACAGCTGCGCGTCTGAACATGCTTATAGTGACTTAATAAAAGATGCTTACTACAAACCGGTACCGCGCTTTTTAGGCGGCTACAACGCTACGGGATACTATGGAATCGAGCTAGAGATTGACGGCGGTCATAGCCGCCGGGATTGTGCGGCAGCTATAGCAGCTGCTGCGGGAGATGATGTTTATCTAAAACATGACGGCAGCTTAAATTGTGGATTTGAAATTGTAACCCACCCAGCGACGTTGAACTATCATATGCAAGATATGGGATGGGATAAAATGGTTGATATAGCTAAAAGCTACGGGTTCAAATCACATGATACAACGACATGTGGATTACATGTTCACGCTTCCCGGACGCTGTTTGGGGAATATGAGATGATTCAGGACCTTAACATAGCTAAATGTATTTTATTGATTGAAAATAACTTTGATTCAATTATTTTACCCTTCAGCCGCCGGACACCTGACCGCATGCGTGAATGGAGCCGCTGCCCGCGCGCTTATATAAATGATTATGACAACGAATTAACGGCTATAAACAAAGCTAAAAGAACGGGAGATGAAGGGAGATATCAAGCGGTAAACTTGACTAACAGAAACACGGTGGAGTTCAGGTTTTTCCGGGGAACATTGAATATTGAAACCTTATTCGCGGCGCTGCAATTCATCGATTTTATTATTGATTACTCAAGTAATAACAATCTTAAAGACGTATGTATTAAGGATTTTAGGGACGTATTGCAGCAACAAGCGACCGGATACCTTAAAGATTATTTAATTAAAAGGAATATCATAAAAAAAGAGGAGGAATGTATAGAATGTGTATAATTGCAATTAAACCGGCGGGGATAGCCCCGCCGTCAATGAAAATAATTGAAAATATGTGGTACAGTAACAGCGACGGCGCCGGGATATGCTACCCGCTGCGCGGCTCAGTAATAATCGATAAAGGACATATGAAGCTAAAAAAATTCAAGTCAATGTTAGAGGACCTAGAGAAAAAAATTGATATAGTAAAGGTCCCTGTAATATATCATTTTAGAGTAGGGACGTCCGGCGGCAATACGGCTGCAAATACGCACCCGTTTCCTATTACCGACAAACTACCCCTATTACAAAAAACGCGCGGGAGATACCCGCTTGTAATGGCTCATAATGGCATAATAGACATGACACCGAGCAAAAAAAGCATATCCGATACAATGGAATATATAATATCTCAAGTAGCGCCGCTGCGGCAGCTGCACAAAGATTTTTATAAGACCGACGCGGGAAAAAAAATAATGTATAACGCGACCGGCGGCGGCAAACTTGCTTTTATGGATGGCGCCGGGAATATCGAGACAGTGGGCGACTTTATAACCGATAACGGGATAATATATTCAAATACAAGCTACAAGCGCGATTATTATTATTCATACTATGGAGCGTGGAGCGATTACTCAGATTATACCAGTTTTAAGAATTATAAAAAAGCGTGGGACGTCGAGCCGCTGCAATGGCTCACCGATGACGACGGCTATATTATTTTAGCCGACGGGCAGATGGATGAAGCCGACGGGTACTTAATGGATAGAGACGGGAATATATACGAGTATGACTATACTATTGATATGGCAATTCCTGTAGATGCTGCGGCTTTTACTCATGCGGGGACGACGCTTCAATTCAATGAGGACCTCGCCGAGCCCATCGACATATTGATATAATCATATTATTATTGATACCCGTATTTATAGTAATGTTATGCCTTGAAATAGCTAAAAAGACCTAGTAATTAAACTAGGTCCTTTTTATTGACGATTAGTAAACGCTGCAAGCCGCTTGGTGCGTCCGAGCCTGCATATATTTCACTGTTTACGCTTACTATTCGTCAAGAATACCGCCGGAACACCTTGCCGAACGTTTGTTCGAATAATTCTTCCTGCCGCGAGCGGCTGCTCCCTCACTTTAGCTCTCCCTCACATCGCGTCATATCGAGGTATAGAGTTTTTCAAAAGTTACATGATAGTTACATACCAAAGTTACATGATAGTTACATCTCTCTTATTCATATCGACGTGTAGTCACCTCAGAATTGATTTAAAAGTTACTTATCAAAGTTACATTTTCTTTCCTTATGAAAGTTACTTAAAAGTTACTTAAAAGTTACTTAAAAGTTACATGAAAGTTACTTAAAAGTTACTTACATCACTAAACGAAAGTTACTTACTATTCGTCAGCTATACTTTCACTAATTCTACGCTGAATATCGTTAGGATTTGACGTGTCACCAAGTGGATTATTGGGAGTAAGTACATATTCCTGTTGGTCTCTCATGCCAAAATAATTTTTAGCTCTGAAAATATAAGTTACAGGATTTATCTTACCTTCCGTAGCCATTTGGGCATCAAAAGTTGCTAAAAGTTCCTTCGCTTTTTTGACGAGGTAACGACGCGTTGGAGTTGAGCCTTCCTCTCCATTCTCCCATCTCCATAATGTCTGCCGTGTATAACCTAATGATAAAGCCAATGCCTCCCATGTTAATAATTCCCCTTGCTCTAATGTTCTCTCAAAATAATGTAATATCCTTTCTCGTATCTCTTCATCGGTAACCGCTTTAGGTAGGTTGTACCAATAAAGTAAGTTATTTCCTATACGTCTAACATCTTCAGCTTTAGCTGATATCGCTTGAGGTACGTTTGCTTCACAGTTTTTAGCTTTCTTCTTAACTATCTTCTCACCCTGCTCAACCAATTCATTTTTTAGTAGTTTCTTTTCTTTACTCATATCAACCCTCTCTCCTTTGCTATATCTTTAGTGACCCTCGCTACGAGAGTCCACATATATTTCTCATTCACTTTCATTTCTTCGTTAATCTCTTTTATGTTTTCACTTATAGTACCAAACCTGCCATAAATCTCATCAATCAATTCTCTGTCCTTGTCCAAAAGTTGCTTATAAACTTTATCTACAGCAGTCCAATTCTCTATCCCAACGTCCTCAACCGATTTCTTATCATAGTTGACAACATATTTCTTTAGACAATGATTTACATAGTCCGCATAAAATGGTCTACCCATTAAATCATCCTTTCTGTATATAATTATCGAACACCTGAGCATGGTCGTCATTAAACCACTCATGGAAATGCTTACCTTTACACTCAGTCAAGTT